AAGTCTTGCGCTTCTTGGGAGATGGGCGATGAAGAAGGCGGAGAAGAAGATCTCGAAAGTGATGACTGAGTTCAAAAAGGGTAAGTTGCATTCTGGAAGCAAGAAAGGCCCAGAGGTAACGAACCCTAAGCAGGCTATCGCTATTGCCTTATCTGAGGCAGGAAAGGCTAGGAAAAAATGAAAGGCTTGTACGCAAATATCCACGCTAAACGCGAGCGTATAGAGAAACAGAAGGCTGCTGGCAAGACTCCTGAGCGTATGCGTAAGCCTGGGAGTCCTGGCGCACCTACGGCTAAGGCTTTCAAAGAATCAGCTAAAACGGCTAAGAAATGACTGCAGCTTGGACTCGCAAAGAGGGTAAGAACGCTAAGGGTGGCCTGAACGAGAAGGGCAGAAAGTCCTACGAGGCTGCTAACCCTGGCTCTAACTTGAAGGCTCCTGTTAAAAGCGGTGATAACCCGCGTAGAGCGTCTTTCCTAGCGAGGATGGGTAACATGCCAGGGCCAGAGCGTAAGCCTGATGGTAGCCCTACTAGACTTCTTTTAAGTCTGAAGGCATGGGGTGCGAGCAGTAAGGAAGATGCAAGGTCAAAAGCAAAGGCGATCTCGGCGAGGAACAAGAAGTGAAGCGCAGAAAGGGTCTGCTGGACGAAGAGAAGTTCCTGCCTCCGTTGCCGGAGCAGTTGCCGAGAGGTGTTAGTTCGCTTCCAGGGTACGGGCAGACGAGTCCTGTAGCACAGGGTCTACTAGGGTTTACAGGTAGACAACCGACGTATTCGGTAATGGATCCACAAGCACAGCAGATGTCTGATGCTTACAGACTAGGCGAGCAGGCAAGTGTTGCTAGTCAACTGTACGGGTCGGTATTACCCTTTGCTGCTGCTTCTACGATGGCAAGCGCACAGCGAGCAGGAAGTTTGCTGAGTCCGCTTACTGTGTTTCACGGTTCTCCGCATAGGTTTAGTAAGTTTGACGCAAGTAAGATCGGAACGGGCGAGGGAGCACAGGCTTACGGGCATGGGTTGTACTTTGCTGAAAGTCCTAATGTTGCTGGGCAGTACAAAGCAAGTACTTCTGCGAATATGTATGACACATCAAAAGGTGTTATTAGATCGTCGGATTTAGTCGATGAATTATTTAAGCAATCTGGAGACATACCAAAAAATTTAGAGTCTGCTTATCGCGCTAAAGCAAATGAAGTTGTGCGCGACTTAATAATGGGCAAACCTTCATCAGAAATTTCTCAGGAAATAAGGACTTCTAAATATGGAAGGACTTATAACGCATTGGCTGATGCGGTTGACAAACTTTCTCCTAAATCAGCAAGCGGCCAAATGTATTCAGTAGACCTACCAGACGAACAAATAGCAAAGATGCTAGATTGGGATAAGCCGCTGAGTCAGCAATCGAAAGAAGTTAAGAAGTTCATAGACGAAAACGGAAGGCCTATTCTCGATACTTTTGCTGATCTTGAGCGGAGAGGATTGACTAAAGGCATTTACAAAAACATATGGGATATGCCTGGGAAAACTATTTTTGATGTTTTTGGGAAGGGCGGCCAAACAGAGGCTAAATTAAAACAGGCTGGAATACCTGGGGTTCGCTATTTAGACGAAGGATCTCGCACTAAAGGCGGTACAAGTAACTTTGTAGTATTCCCAGGCGAAGAAAGTAAACTAAGAATCATGGAAGTAAACGGTAGGCCTGTAGTCATAGACGAAGAAGAGCTAAGACGATCGGGGCTACTTGGTCAAGGTGTTGCACAGTAACAACATATGGACAACAAACTATTGCAAGATGTTGATAGAAGGCTACCTCCTGCCGCTGGCATGGGGAGGGCTAAGGGAGTGCCTAACAAGAGCACTGCTGCGGTGAGAGAGGCTATCGCTAAGATGGCGGAACTAAACGCACCTCGTTTTGCTATGTGGCTAGACGAAGTAGCGCAGAAGAGCCCAGAAAAGGCTTGTGATATTTATCTCAGGGCTATTGAGTACCACATTCCCAAGCTAGCGAGGACAGAGGTAACAGGTCAGGACGGGCAACCAGTTGCTTTGCAAGTGACATGGGCGCAACCAGAATAATCATTCCGTATGCACCGCGAGCGCAACAGCTACAGATCCACCATGCGCTTACAGACAAGCGATTCGGGGTTGTTGTTGCTCACCGGAGATGCGGAAAGTCGGTCAGTGCCGTTAACCACATCATCAAGTCCGCGATAGAGAATCAACGCGAGGCTCCAAGATATGCGTTCATCGGGCCCACTTATTCTCAGACCAAGCGAGTCATCTGGGACTACCTCCTCAAGTTTACCGAGCCCCTTAACGCCACTGCCAATATTGCAGAACTTAGGGTTGATTTCTGGGGCAGACGCATCCAACTTGCGGGGTCTGATAACCCAGACTCTCTTAGAGGACAGTATTTTGACGGGGTTGTATTCGACGAGTTCGGGGATCAGAACCCTAAAATTTGGTCGGAAGTGGTTCGTCCGGCCTTATCAGACAGGATGGGATGGGCGTTATTCCTCGGAACCCCCAAGGGAAACAACCACTTTAAGACCCTGAGAGACCATGCGTCAGAGCATAACGATTGGGCCTTGCTTGAGTTCCGAGCATCCGAAACTGGTCTTATCCCTCAGACTGAACTCGATGCAGCCAAGTCCGAGATGGGAGACGACAAGTACCTGCAGGAGTTTGAGTGTTCCTTCGACTCAGCAATCGAAGGTAGCTACTACGGGCAACTTCTCAATGAGCTACCGTCTGAAAGGTTCCACGACATCCCTGTAGATGGTTTAGCTAAGACTTACTGTGCCTGGGACTTAGGTATAGGTGATTCCACTGCGATCTGGGTCTGTCAAAGAGTAGGCCTAGAGACACGACTTATTGACTTTGTGGAGAACCACGGTCAAGGACTCGATTGGTATGTGAACTGGCTGAGAACAAACCACTATGAGTTAGCCGAGCAGTTACTGCCCCACGATGTTCAAGTCAGAGAGCTAGGCACTGGTCGCTCGAGGATGGAACTCCTACAAGAAGCAGGGCTGAATATCACGATTGTGCCGAGAATGGGTGTTGACGATGGGATACAGGCTGTGAGAAGGCTGATCCCTTATTGTTGGTTTGACTCCAAGACTAAGCGCGGAGTGGACGCACTTAGGAATTATCGGCGACAATACGACGATAAGCGTCAAGTCTACTGGGATAAGCCTTTACATGACTGGGCATCTCATGCGAGCGACGCATTTCGGTATCTTGCGGTTGGCATGTCAGAGAACACAAGTTGGTCTAAGCCGCTGAAACCTAACGTATCTTGGGTGGTCTAAATGGATGACGGACGATTAAAGGCGATTCTCCAAGGTGAGATTGATAACGCGATAGGTTTCTTGGAGACCGAGACGGTCGAGCAGCGGAAAAACGCGCTTACGGCCTACATGCGTGATCCCTATGGCAACGAGGTAGAGGGTCGCAGCCAGATCGTAACTGGGGAGGTTGCAGAGGCTATCGACGGGATGCTTCCGCCTCTCATGCGTTTGTTTACGTCTGCTGACCAGATCGGTGTTTTCGAGCCTGTAGGCCCAGGTGATGAACCTATGGCCATGCAAGCCACCGAGTATTGCAACTGGGTGCTGATGAAGCAGAACCCAGGCATCTCAATCATGCACGATTGGTTTAAGGACGCGATCTTGCAGAAGGTCGGTGTTATCAAGGCTTACTGGGATGACTCTATTTCTGTCACGAAAGAACAGTACGCCAATCTGACAGACGATGAGCTAGCCATGCTTATGTCTGACGGGACGATGGAGATCGCAGCGCAGGAGACGATAGAGCAGGACATGGACGGTCAAGTCATGCGTGTTCATAACGTCGCACTCATGAAGAAAACCAAGGCCGGAAAGATCAAGGTCGAGAACGTGCCTCCAGAGGAGTTCTTGATCTCCAAGGCAGGAAAGACCGTAAGGGACACGCCTTTTGTTGCACACAGGAAACTCATCACGAGGTCTGATCTTGTGGCGATGGGGTTCGATCCAGAGATCGTGATGAACCTTCCGGTTTACAACGACCTGGAGTTTAGTGCCGAATATATCGCTCGATATAACCGAGACGAGCAACCCTACATGGAGCCGAGTCTTGATAAGTCCATGCAGACGGTTGAGGTTTTTGAGTGCTACCTAAAGACTGACTATGACGGAGATGGGATTGCAGAACTAAGACGGGTGCATTTTTCTGGGAATGAAATCCTAAGCAACGAGGAAACCGATTATGTTCCGTTTTACTCCATCTGTCCTATTCCGATTCCTCATCGCTTTTTTGGGGATTGCCCTGCTGATCGTACAGTTGATCTCCAGCTTATCAAGACTACTGTAACCCGTCAGATGCTCGATAACCTGTACCTTCAGAACAATACCCGCATGGGTGCTGTTGAAGGTCAGGTCAACCTCGATGACCTCTTAAGCGTTACACCTGGAGGTGTGGTGAGGATGAAGAACCCTGCCGCACTGGTTCCGATTACGACACCTCCTGTCGGTCAGCAAGCCTTCCCTCTTTTAGAGTACCTCGATCAAGTACAGGCTAAACGCACAGGCGTTACAGAAGCCTCTCAGGGTCTTGACCCTAACATCCTTCAAAACGTGACTGCTGCGGCCATAGCGGCCCTTACGCAAGCCTCACAAGGCAAGATTGAACTCATCGCTAGGATCTTTGCAGAAACAGGCGTAAAAGACTTATTCAAAGGACTCTTACACCTCTTATGCAAGTACCAGGACAAAGCAGTTTTGATTCGGATGCGCGGGCAGTACGTCCAGTACGACCCAAGAGAGTGGTCGAACCAATACGATGTGTCAGTGAATGTCGGACTTGGTACGGGGAGCATGGAGCAAAAGATGGCCATGCTCTCAATGGTTCTGTCCAAGCAAGAGCAGATCATTCAAGCGTACGGCCCGAACAATCCTTTAGTAAGTGTCTCGCAGTACAGATCAGTATTAGGAAAGTTGATTGAGGCGGCAGGGTTCCCAGATTCAGCAGAGTTCTTCAAGCCTGTAGGCCCAGAGGTCGATGCTGCACTTGCACAACCCCAACAACAACAAGGCCCAGACCCTGCTATTCAAATGATGATGGCTCAAGCCCAGGCAGACATCGAGATCAAGCGTCAGAAAGCTATGGCCGATATTCAACTTGCAAGAGAGAAGGCTTTGGCTGAGTTAGAACTCAAGCGTATGGAGTTTGAGGCAGAAGCGCAGATGAAGGCAATGAAGGTTGGCGCGGGTATTACTGGCAACGTCGAGATACCAGGGTAAATCATGGCTACATACAACGGATATACAACGGATCAGCTTAGGGCGTTTGTCGATCAGTACTTCTCAAACCCTAACAGCGCAGACGTTCAGTATCTTCTCAATCAAGGTCTAATCTCCAACACAAACCCAGACACCCTTTTGTACTTTGGCCTAACAAACATGTTAGGTTTTAGTCCTGATGTGGCTAGGTCTGCCGTGTCGGATGTTTTTGCTCCAGCACCGCAAGAAGAACCGCCACCGTCTTACGAGCCTCCGTACGAGCCTCCGTACGAGCCACCACCTGTTTACCAACCTCCTCCGGTATACACGGCAACAGATGGCACTCCGTTCAACAGCGAGTCCGATAGAAACAACTATCAAACAGCAATAAACGCGCAGCAAAAGCTACGCACAGACGCGCAAGCCATAGGCATTAACTTGCCTTCATCGTGGTTTGTGATGACACCTCAGCAACAGTTTGATTGGTACGTTTCGAACAAGTTTGGAAGCGACAAACTCAAGGCTTTGGGTGTAACCGACGCTAATCTGCTGAAAGCGGTTGACGATGCAATCAAGCCTGTGACCGTAACGGATGTCGTTAATACCATTTCACAACCAATAGACCAAAATCAGACAACAAACCAGACCGTAAACCAACAAGTCAACCAGGGAACTACAACCGTGACTGCTCCAACCATACAGTCCTGGCAAAAGTTAGATGCCTCTGGGAACATCGTAGACAAAACGATGGCCGACTATACGTTTACCGAGATGGTTCCGTTTGCTCAGAACCTGATCTCGCAACAACAGGCGGCTGGCAAGTATTTAACGCCAGATGAGTTCAGAGTGTTTGCTGGTCAACAAGGTGTCCCTGATAGCCAAATGGCTGCATTGGTTGCAAGCCTTAATTTTCCAAAGGCTCCGGTTGTACAGCAACCCGTAGTCAATCAGCCTGTAAACAACACAAAGCCTTTATCTGCGTATACAAGCGCAGAAATGATTCCGTACATACAAAATCTATTTAAGGACAATCCAAACGTATCGGCGCAGATGATTAGGCAGTACGCGATGTCGCAGAATGTGCCTGCTAGCGTGATTGATACTGCATTAAGTGGCGTTCAGATACCTACTGCTAACTTTGTGCCGTTTACTGTTGGCGGTGGGAATACGAGTCTTGCAACACCAACTAATGACTTCTTTTACGGTGCTGGCCCAACTGAACAAGCCCCGTTTATGTTCAAGTCAGGGGCAGCGGGATATACACGTTTGCTCCCTCAGTCATTAGAATTTGGTGTCCCTGTTGCTACCGGAACCAAGCCAGTGTTTACGCCTGGAATATTTGATAAGGCTGCGCTACAGAAGGCTTACGAGGCGCAGACAGGCCAAAGTTACGGCGGCGAGGCTCTTCCTGGCGATGATATACGCCAAGCAAGCTACATGGGCGGGAAGATCACGCCAGATAAGATTGCTTATGAGAAAGGCGGGAAAGTCAAAGGATTGCTTGGGCCAAAGCCTGACAGCCCTGACGATGGTTACGCAAGCCTGCAAGTAGGCGAATACGTCATTCGCAAGAAGGCTGTCAACAAGTACGGGGAAGATTTCTTAGAGGCTCTGAACGAGTCACGAATCCCTAAAAAGAAGGCTAAAGGACTTTTATGACCCAACGATGGGAACGAGCAAAGGCTTTGCTTGGCGATGAGTTTCTGAACGAAATCTTCGCTGAGTTGGAAAAAGACAACATCGAGCGTATTATCAATAGTCATCAGGACGACATTGAGCTTCGTGAGGACTCGTATCTCATGATTAGCGCAGTGCGTCGTGTGAAAGCGCGTCTTGAGTCCGTTGCCGCCGAAGGCGAGATGAACAAGAGACGATTCAAACTTTTTAAGTAGAGGTTAGTTTATGGAAAGCAGCAACCCGCAGGGGACTAGCTTGACAGTGGGACAGGCAGCGGATGCCTTCTTGGGTTTAATGGGTGGCGGCGAACCTCCTCTGGAGCAAGTTCAAGACCAGTCAGAAGAACAAGAAGTTGTTGCCAGTGAATCTGAGTCCGAGGAAGCAGTAGAGGAGACTCAAGAGGAGGAACAGCGTTTTGTCGTGAAAGCGGCAGGTGAAGAGCGCGAGGTGACCCTCCAAGAGTTGATCGAAGGCTACCAAAAAGGCACTGATTACCATAAGAAAACTAACGCGCTTGCAGAACAGCGTAAAGCAGTAGAGGCAGAGAAAGCCGCTGTCGAGCAAGCAAAGCAGGCACGAGATGCCTACGCCGAGCGACTAAAGGTGATGGATCAATTCCTAAGCCAGCAGATGCAAGGTGAGGATATTGAGAGTTTGAAAGAGACCGATCCGATAGCTTATGCGGTGAAGGTCGCGGAAATGACTCGCCAAGAGAAGCAACTCCAGCAGTTAAGAGCCGAGCAGCAACGCATTGCCAGAGAGCAACAAGCCGAGCAAGAGGTTCATATGGAGAGGCGTATCGCGGAGGAGGCGCAGAAGGTTGCAAGTGCAATCCCAGACTACGCCGATCCGAAGAAGGGTGAGAAAGTCCGAAGTGATTTAAGGGCGTTTGCAAAGTCCATAGGATATTCGGATGCGGAACTTGCAAGTGCCACTGACTCTCGTGCCGTTGTGACGTTATGGATGGCCGCGCAGTATCAGAAGTTGCAGCAGAGTAAGCCTGGGGTAACCAAAAAGGTTACGGAGGCTCCGAAGTTGCTAAAGCCTGGGACTGCCACAGGTAAGACCATCCAGTCAGAAGCAGCAAAACAGGACTTTGCGCGTCTTAAAAAGACAGGTAGTCGGCAGGACGCAGCAAGGGTTTTTGAACGATTCTTGTAATTTGGAGTAATCATGACTGTTCCTTCAGGTACATTCCAGACCTTCACCGCTATCGGTCAGCGTGAAGATCTAACCGATGTTATCTACAACATCAGCCCGACCGAGACCCCTATCCTTTCGTCGCTTGCTCGCACGAAAGCTACCGCTGTTTATCACGAGTGGCAGACGGATACCCTGGCAGCAGCAACCACCAACAACGCACAGGTTGAAGGTGACGACGCTACAGCGGCAACCATCAGCCCAACGACCCGTCTCGGTAACTACACGCAGATTGTTTCCAAGACGATCCAAGTGTCGGGAACCATGATGGCCGTTGACCTTGCAGGCCGTCGCGCTGAGAAGGCTTATCAGCTTTCCAAGGCTTCGCAGGAACTCAAGCGAGATCAGGAAACGATCATTTCTGCGAACCAAGGACGTAGCGCAGGTAACTCGTCCACGGCTCGCAAGATGGGTTCGCTTTTGTCTTGGCTCAAGACCAACTCGAACTACAACACCACTGACGGTGCTAACCCCACCACCATCGGTGTTTCGACTCGCTCGGATGGCACGACTCGCACCTTCACCGAGGCAATCCTTAAGGATGGCGTTCAGCAGGTTTACACCTCTGGCGGCAGCCCCAAGATCCTCGTGGTTGGCCCTGCACTCAAGCAGACCGTTTCGGCCTTTGCAGGTATCGCAGCACAGCGTTACATGGCTCCTTCTGACGCGCCGACGACCATCATCGGCGCGGCTGATGTCTATTTAAGTGACTTCGGCTCAATTTCGGTCATACCTGATAGGTTCGTTCGTAGCCGTGACGCGTTCATCCTTGATCCGGAATACGCAGCAGTTGGTTATCTGCGTCCCTTCCAGACCAACGAACTTGCAAAGACTGGTGACTCCGAGAAAACCCAGATCCTTGCTGAGTTCACGATGGAGATGCGTAACGAGGCTGCTCACGGTATCCTGGCTGACCTCAAGACAGCGTAACAAAAACTGTGGTAAAAAAGAGGGAGGCGTAACAACCTCCCTTTTTTTATGCTCAAAACTAAATTTCATGCAACCGACGACCAGTATGTCTTTGAGCGAACTCAAGACATCACGGCTATTGTCGAGCAGAACAAAGCACTCTATAACGCCACCGACGAGCGCGAGCGTTGGGGTGAGTGGACGCGGTACGCTCAACTACCCTTTGCGGTGGTTGATGATCTAAACAAACAAGGGATCATGCGAGGCTTTGCTGTCGCAGACGAAAAGAAGTTCAGGGCGTGGATGAACGACCCAGAGAACAGACACTTCAGAACTCGCCCAGGAAAAGTATGAAGATAGCTCTTTGTGTTCCATGTCGGGACACGATGATGACGGGGACATCCTTCGATATGGCTCGTCTGGCAGCATACGACGGGGCCAATAGATGTGCGTTAACAGGAGGATCGTTCCTCTTGTACACCGCACCAGGCACTCTCATATTCAGTCAGAGAGAGTCATTAGCCAAAGAAGCCTTAGCAGATGGTGCTGAGTACATTCTTTGGGTGGACTCGGACATGAGGTTCCCGAAGAACACGTTAGAACGACTGTTAGCGCACGGACAAAAGATCGTCGGGGTGAACGCAGTCACGAGACGTAAACCCGTTCTACCAACGGCGATTAACTTTCACCAAGATAAAGAGATCTTTGAGAAGATTGAGAGTCGAGGCAAGAAGGGTATCGAAGAGGTAACTGCTGTAGGTTTTGGGGTTGTGCTAACCCATAAGTCTGTGTTTGAGGCTATGCCACAACCGTGGTTTGATGTAGTATGGGGGGCGGGTGGTCTAATTGGCGAAGATGTGCATTTTTGCGTAAAAGCCCTAGATCACGGGATAAAGACTTTCGTGGATCACGAATTGAGCCTCGAAATAGGACACATCGGGACGCACGAATACCGGTGGAGCGATGTCGAATATGGCCCTAAACAGTTACGCCAATCTGCAAACAACGATAGCTAATTATCTCTCACGAGATGATCTTACTTCCGCGATCGCTGACTTTATCCAACTCGCAGAGATTCGACTCCGTAGAGATTTACGCTTGCGGCAAATGCTTACGCAAACATCGGTTACGGCGACCGGTGGAGTCTCGACAATTAACCTCCCTAGTGACTTCCTGCAAGCAAGGGATGTGTACGTTGACTCTGACCCCGACTTCCCTATTACGTTCGCAACGCCGAGCATCTTTATTCGGAACGGTAGGACGAACCAAAGTGGTGTACCAGCTTTCTACACCATCCTTGGGTCTACGATTCAATTTGCACCAATTCCTGACAGCAATTACGACATCAAGATCCTGTACTACGCGGCCCCTGCGTTTTTATCTACGTCAAATACGTCAAATCTCTGGCTTACGACCTGTCCGGATGCGCTCCTCTACGGGTCGCTAGGCGAGGCCGAGCCCTACCTTATGAACGATCCCAGGCTACAGACCTGGGGTGCGCTTTATGATCGCGCTATAGCTGCACTTACGCGTTCAGACGAGGAAGGTCAGTATTCGGGTGTGCCTTTAACCATGACGTTGGCTAAACGATGAGAGTCAACTTTGGTGAGTGGTTGCCGGATCAACCAGGGGTAGCAGGTGCGCTGGTTGAGGCGTTAAACGTTATTCCTCAACAGGTGGGTTATGGGCCTCTATCTGCGCCTAGTGAATGGAGCAATGCGGCTTCAGAGTCGCTTAATCAAGTTGTGTCTGCGACTTCTACGGATGAGTCAAACACGGTCTTTGCGGGCGGCGAGACGAAACTATTCAAGCTAGGAACAAACAGGAGCCTTACGGACGTTTCTAAGGCTGGAGGTTATACAACCCCTTCGGATCAGAAATGGCGGTTTGCTCAGTTTGGCAACCGACTGATTGCCGCTAATGGTGGTGACAGACTCCAGGGATGGTTATTAGGCACATCTACAGCCTTTGCAGATCTTGGTGCTGCTGCGCCTAAGTCAAGGTATGTAACAACGGTCAGAGACTTTGTAGTCGCTGGATTCAACAACGGAACAACGGTCTACCCCAATAGAGTCGAGTGGTGCGCGTTGGGTGACGAAACAAGCTGGACTCCTTCCGCTACGACGCAAGCAGACTATCAGGACATCCCAGACGGTGGGCATGTCAAAGGTTTGACGGGCGGTGAGTTTGGGCTCGTGTTTATGGATCGTGCGGTTGTCCGCATGTCTTACGTTGGAAGCCCTCTTGTATTCCAGTTTGACACGATCTCGCGTGGCTTGGGGTGCATGGAAGCTGGGTCTGTCGTTCAGTACGCAGGATCGAGCTTCTTTTTGTCTGATGACGGGTTTTATGTTTGTAATGGGCAGACTGTGCAGTCTATTTCCGTTGAGAAGATTGACCGTTGGTTCTTCAATACGGTAGATATCTCACAACTGTCTACGATGTCTGCTGCTGTAGACCCTCTTAAAAACCTTGTGATATGGGCGTTTAAGACGGTAGACCAGACCACTGCTCTGCTCATTTACAACTTCAATCTTTCTAAGTGGTCTCATGCTGAGGTTACGTTAGATTCGATTGCATCTTCAACGGCAATTACGACATCTTCTTCGTCAGGTCTAACATTAGAGCAACTAGACGCATACGGAAGCATTGATACGCTGCCTGCAAGCCTAGACTCTTTTGGGTACACGGTTACGTCTAACCTTCTTACAGGAACTATAGGCACTAAGATCGCGGCATTCTCAGGGTCAAACTTAACGGCTAGCATTATTACGCCAGATCTTTCCATGAATGACATGCCTTCGGTTGTCACCTTGGTGAGACCTGTTATTGACAGCGGTTCTTGTTCCGTACAGATCAACTCCAGAAAGCGTTTGAACCAACAAACAGACTTCACGGGTTCTACTTACTCGTCAAACTCTGATAACAGGATAGGCCTACGCTCGGCAGGAACCTACCATCGTTTGAACGTGATTCCTTCTGGTGTTTGGACTTCCGCGGTTGGTTTGGATGTGACGGTTGTGCCACAGGGTATGCGATGATCTTCAGGACGCTACCTCCGTTTGGTGGCGATCAGCGAGCCGTTGCTGAGATTGTCCGCAACATCATGGACGGTAAGACAAATAACACCGGAACAGTGACGCTTGCCACAGGAAACGCCACAACAACCACGATTACAGACGCGAGAATAGGGGTAGAAAGCAAGATTATTCTTGTCCCCTACTCTGCTAATGCCTACGCTGATTCGATCCCGTATGGCTCGTTTTACGACGTTAACGACCAGTCTGCTGCAAGCACAACAACAGCGTATGCGATTACACTTTCCAATACCGATTTAACGAACAACGTCTACCTTTCCAACTCAAGCAGGATCAACGTCAGGGCGGCGGGTAAGTACAACTTCCAGTTCTCAATCCAGTTTGCTAACGATGACTCGCAGATCCAGGATGTTGATGTTTGGATTAGGAAGAACGGAACTGACATTGCTGACTCAAACTCAAAATTCTCGATTGATTCTAAGCATGGTTCGATCAAGGGTCATGTCATTGCTGCGCTTAATCTCTTTGTAGACCTTGCTGCTAACGATTACATTGAGTTGATGTGGGCTACAACGTCAACGCTTGTCATCATCGAGCATATCGCCACTCAGTCGAGCCCTACGCGTCCTGCGACTCCTTCTGTGATTGCCACGATGCAGTTTGTGGGTGGGTTTTCTAACGGTGGTGTGTATGTTTCGAGCGTGACGAACGGTTCTGCTGTGATTACGCACTTTCCAAACTCAACCTCTGACAAAACGTATGGTTATGTGGTGGTCGGATGAATGTTCAATATATCAAGCCCGAAGAACTCAGGACGGTCTGGAAGTACATCAAGCCAGGATTGGAAGTCATCCTCACTAAAAGCCCCGAATCGTGGATACCTGAGGACATTTACTCGGACTGCTTTACAGGAAGATCACTTCTTTGGGTCTTTGTTGAGGATAATTCTGTTGTGGGCTTTGTTGTTTTGCAGCCTATCGGCGATAATTTGCATGTTTGGTGCGCTTATGGCAAGGGAGATCTTGATGCAGGCTTGGATCATGTTCTCGGCATTGCGAGAGCTGGTGGCGCAAAAACTATCAGCTTTGATTCGTGGCGTAAAGGCTGGGATCGCAAGGCTAAAGCGTTAGGTTTTAGACCCCGAAAGTGGGTGAGAGAGGTTTAACATGGCTGGTGGCTCTACAAACACGGTTACGAGAACCGAACTTGACCCGACAATGCGTCCGTATGTCCAGTATGGACTACAGGAAGCACAAAGGCTCTATCAACAAGGTGCGCCTGAGTTTTACACAGGCCAGACCTATGTAGGCCCGTCTCAGCAGACCCAATCTGCGCTGTCTGCGATGCAGACAAGGGCCATGCAGGGCAATCCGCTTGTACCTTTGGCGCAACAACAGTTAGCAACGACGTTAGGTGGTTCTCGTGCTGAGACATTAGCAGGGGCAACCAGTCCTGTCTTAGCTAATACGGTTGCCGGTGGTTATCTTGGGCAGAACCCTTACTACACGGCCGCGCTACAGCCTGGGTTTCAGGCAGCAACGACTCAGTATCAGGACGCAATCAACCAGATGCGGTCTCGCGCTTCTCAGGCAGGACGATACGGGACTAACGAAGCCCTTATGAGTCAAGAGCAACGCGCACAAGGCGCACTTGCTAACGCTCTTGCAGGGCAGGCTGCACAGTTGGGTTACTCTGGTTACGAGGCTGAGAGAGGTAGGCAGCAACAAGCGCTAGGCATGGGGCTGGATCTCTACGAAGCAGAGAGGGCCAGACAACAAGCAGCTATCGGTGCTGCTCCAGGCTTGGCCGCACAGGACTACACGGACATAGGACAGCTAGCGCAGGTTGGGCAGGCGACAGAAGGCTACCAACAGGCAGCACTTCAGGACGCAATACAACGCTTTAACTTCCAGCAGCAAGCACCTTACACGGCACTTCAGTCGTTCTTGTCTGGTGCTTACGGTGCGCCAATGGGCCAACAAACAATTCAGCCGACTTACTCCAATCCACTTGCGGGAGTTCTTGGCGGCGCGTTAACCGGAGCTAAGTTAGGAAGTATGGTTCCAGGACTAGGCACTGGATTTGGCGCTGCCGCCGGTGGCTTACTTGGTTTGCTTGGGAGGTAATCGTGTCAACTAGTAACTTCCTTGGCGGTGTGTTTGGTCAAATGCCTTCCTACATGGGAGGCTTGTTAGGCGCAGAAGATCAGGAAAAACTTAGGCAACAGGCACAAGATCAGGGATTGCTAAACCTTGGTCTTACGCTACTTGCTGGATCAGGAAGAAGTCCTGTTCGTAGGTCTACAGGCGAACTTGTGGCGCAAGGACTACAAGCAGGCCAGCAAGCCTACCGTGGTGCGGTGCAGCAAGCAGTGCAGGACAAGATGATTGGTATGCAGTTGGAAGAGGCTGCAAAAAAGCGTAGGCAAGAAGAGTTGTTTAACAAGTTATTGACTCCTCCTACAGCAGAACAAACTACCGACATGGCCGGAAGAGCAATGGGCACTACCGGCCCAACGGCTGAGGCTGCGGCAAGGTTTGAGCAAGCTAAACAAGCAGCAACTCCATTTGGCAAGCTAACTCCAGAGGAACGCATGATTGCTGCTGCGATGGGTAGGGAAGGTGGTCTTAAGTTTCTCTCCGAGCAACTAAAGCAGGAATACTCGACAACGCCTTCCACGGTAATGATTGGTGGTAGGCCTACTATTGTTCAGTTCAGCAAAACTGGCGCGATGAAAGTTGTTAACGCTTCTCCGCTGCCTAATGAAGAACAGGTCAATGTTGGCGATGAAATTCAATTCAGGGATAAAAATACGGGTGTAATTACAGGGCGAATTAAATTAAATATTGGGCCTGCTGAAACTAAACGAATCATGCTCGACGAGGAAAGGCTAAAGCTTGAACAACAAAAAGTAAAGTTTGAAAGACAGCGTTTAGACATGGAAGGCCAAAGGTTAAACCTAGCCAATATTGAGTCTCAGCGCGGCGCGTATAAGGTTGTCGATACGCCTGAAGGCCAAATGTATGTTTCTGCTGTACCTGGGATGCCAGCAATACCAGTGCAAAGCGCAGGTGGTCAACCCGTTATGGGCGCGGCTAGCAAGATGCCAGAAGCGCAGGCTAAACAAGTGATTGGCGCACAAAACACGGTTAACGCGATCAAAGAGTTTAGAGATTCGCTCTCTTCGTTTAAGACCACAGACGCGATGAACCCCGCTAAACGAGCAGACATTCAAGCCAAGTATCGCAACATGCAATTACAAGCCAAGGAAGCCTACAACCTTGGCGTTCTTAATGGCCCTGATCTGACGATTATCGAGCAGTTAGTGATGGATCCAACGACCGTAACTGGTGTGTTTACGGGTAAGAAGGCGATTGATAAGCAAGCGTCTGAGTTATCACGCATCATTACCGACATGGGTAATGTTGCAGCCCAAAGGCCTAAAGCAGTAGAAGGCGCGGCTAAGCCAGAGCAAAAGCAAGAGCAACCAAAAGAGGCTGCAAAGACTGAAGCTGTGCCAGAGTGGCTAAAAAAACTGATGCAAGAATCTCAGAAAGAGTTACTTAATAGGTCAAAAGGTCAATAATGGACTTGAGCAAACTATCAGACAAAGACCTGCAAGCCCTTGCGGCAGGCGATCTATCCAAGGTGTCTGATGAGGGCTTGCGTACTATTATTTCTATTGGAAATGTGCAGGCAGTAAGGAAACCTATCGATGAGATGCTTGCTAAGGCAGAAACAAAGCCAGAGGTTTCTCCTGGTGGTATAGCTAGACAACTAGGATTAACTGCTCGTGCTGCTGTAACTGGATTAACAGCACTGCCTACGATGCTTGCTGACCCCTTAACGGGTCTCGTTAACATGGTTGCAGGCAGGCAAGTCGCTGCACCTCCTAGCCAAACCGTGCAAGATCTTCTAAATAGGATCCTCCCGCAACCACAAACGTCGCAAGAGCGTGTTTCTCAAGATATTGCGTCTGCCCTTGTCGGTACAGGCGGCGCAGTGCAAGCGGCAAAAGGCCTGCAAAAGGTAGCTACAAGTCCCGTAACGCGAGAGGTTGCAGCAACTTTAGCAAGAGACCCAAGAGCACAAGGCATAGCTGCGCTGACAGGAGCTGGAGCGTCTGGGATAGCAAGAGAAGAAGGGCTTCCTCCTATCGCTCAGGCTGGATTAGGTATTGTTGGCTCTATGGCTCCTTCTGGTGCTCCTGCTGCGGCAAGAGCAGGCACACAGGTAGTAAAGGCCGCGGTTCAGCCTTTTACCGAGCAAGGAAGGCAAGTTATTGTCGGGAACGTCTTAAATAAGTTTGCGACGATTCCAGAAACGGCAGCGGCAAGGATGCAGGCCGCACCTGAGTACATCCCTGGTTCTATGCCGACTATGGCCGAGGCCGCAAGAGACCCAGGGTTGTTAGGCTTGCAAACTCCTGTAGCCAAGATCCTTGATATGCAAAACCTGTTGGGTCAGCGAGTGGCGCAGCAAAACCTTGCTAGATCGCAGGCCTTCGCTCGTGAGGCTGGAGAGGATATAGACTTTATCGAAGCGTTAAAAACACGCAGAGATGTAACCACTAGGCCGATGCGTGAGGAAGCCTTCCTAGCGCAAAAAGAGTTTGGCCCTATGTCTTATGATGCGCTCAACCCTGTACGCAGCGCGATAGCCTCAGTGACTCGTGGTGATACTGGGGGTTCAAAACCTGTACGCGACGCTATGAAGTTTGTGCAGGGTCTTATTAAAGACGTAGAAGAAGTCCAGTTAACACCTCAAAGAGCTTATGGTATCCGCAAGGACATTAACTCAGCCATTGAAGGTAAGTTTGATAAAGAGGACTTTAGACTAAGGCTTGCTGCTGGAGAGTTGTCCCAGATCAGGCGTGTTCTTGACGATGTGATTGAACGAAGTGCGCCAGGATTCAAATCATATATAGCTGAATATAGCGGTCAATCTAAGCCTATTAGTCAGGCTGAACTCTTGCAGGATATTCGGACTAAAGCGGTTCAAGCTGCGCCAGACACAACAAGTGGCCCGTCAGCCGTTCCGATCTTTAGTCAGGCTAAGTTACGCAGTCAGCTTGTAAACAGAGCGCAAGAAATCAATAGGACGCTTAACGAGAGTCAAGCGACTATGCTCGACAATCTCATCAAAGACTTGGATAGAACAGCATCATTAACGTCTGCGGTTGCTCAAAGGCCTGGGTCTGATACGTTTAGGAACTTCTCGACTGCAAATCTGATTGGTTCTATGTTTTCTGATGTGCTTGCAGATACGGCTACGGTCAAATCTCTAGCATCGCCACTAAACTTTTTATACAAAATCCCTGATGAAAAAGTTAACCAACTCTTAGTCGAGGCAATGCTAGACCCGAAATTAGCTTCGCTAATGATGCAGAAAGCATCTAAAATGACGGTAGAGCCTGTTTCTAAGGCATTACGGAAGAAAGCTGAGGATCTAGGCTTTGCACCGTTGATTTCTGGGATGCAAGCGGAGTAAACATGGCAAAGACAAAGATCTCTGAGTTTTCTTCAACTCCAGGCAATAACACCGACATAGACGGTATTGACATTGCCGAGGGTTGTGCGCCGAGTAACATCAACAACGCTATTCGGGAGTTGATGAGTCAGCTTAAGAATCAACAAGCTGGACTCGATGGCGACACCTTCACGGTCTCGGATGTTTTAGCGGTTCAAGGTGTAGCTGCAAATGCAGGAAGAGTAAGAATTGGTGAGGACTCAGACAATGGGTCTAATTACATCGAGCTTCGTGCAGCCTCAGCGATGGCAAGCAACGTTACGTTTACGCTGCCAGACGCAGATGGTGCTGCTAACGCAGTCTTAGGGACGGACGGCGCAGGTAATCTCTCGTTTTCGAGTGCGACAGGCACAGGAAACGTTGTCAGGGCGACATCTCCAACGCTGACAACCCCGAACCTTGGCACTCCTTCTGCCGCGACACTAACGAACGCGACAGGGCTCCCGATCTCAACAGGGGTTTCTGGACTAGGGACTAATGTTGCTACAGCCTTAGCCGTTAACGTAGGCTCTTCTGGAGCCTTTACGACCTTTAACGGCGCGATGGGGACACCATCGAGCATTACCCTTACCAATGCGACAGGGATGCCTCTATCGGGCGTTACGGGCTTGGGCACGAACGTCGCTACTGCGCTGGGTGTCAACGTAGGGTCTACAGGCGCATTCGTTACGACTTCGGGTTCTGGTGCTGCTGGAACCTGGGGGATCTCGATTACAGGCAATGCCGCAACCGCAACAGACGGTGTGGTGACTACAGGGTCATACGCAAACCCTGCTTGGATTACGTCGTTAGCTTCTTCTAAGTTAACCGGAACAATTCCGATTGAGACCGGAGGCACAGGACAAGGAAGTAAGACTGCTGCTTTTAACGCTTTGTCTCCTTTGTCTACCAAGGGTGACATCGTTGCTCACTCAGGCACAGATAACGTCAGGGTTCCTGTAGGCTCAAACGGACAAGTGTTGGTTGCTGACTCTGCCGAAACAGGCGGGGTCAAGTGGAGTACGGTTTCTGGTGTCGGTACGGTGGTGAGTGTTGGGATTACACCACCTGCTTTCTTGACAGCGGGTTCTCCCGTTACTTCGTCTGGAAACATCACCCTTACCTACTCAGGAACAGCGATTCCTGTTACTTCTGGCGGTACAGGGCTAACCAGTCTTGGTGCTGCGTTGGATGTCTTAAGGGTTAACTCGGCAGGAACGGCTTTAGAGTTTGCGACACTAGCCACAGGTGGAGACGTTACAGGCCCAGCAAGCGCAACTAACGGTCAGTTAGCGATCTACAACGGGGTTACAGGAAAGATCCTCACCGGATCATCGGTTACGGGTGTTTTGAAGGCTTCCTCCGGTGTTGTGACTTCTGCGACAGCAGGAACGGATTATGTCGCTCCTGGTGGTGCATTAGGAACACCTTCGTCGGGAACACTCACAAACGCCACGGGACTACCGATCTCCACTGGAGTTTCTGGGTTAGGCACAAACGTCGCTACTGCTTTAGCAGTCAACGTAGGCTCGTCAGGCGCGATTGTCACAAACGGTGGTGCGCTAGGTACACCATCTTCGGGGACGCTTACGAACGCTACAGGCCTTCCGATCTCGACAGGTGTGTCTGGCTTAGGAACGGGCGTAGCAACGGCCCTAGCGGTCAATACGGGCTCCACAGGAGCTATTGTGACGAGGAACGGTGCGCTAGGCACACCTTCTTCTGCAACGCTCACAAACGCGACTGGGTTACCTCTCTCGTCAGGTGTCACAGGAACGCTTCCTGTCTCTAATGGTGGTACGGGCCTAACGGCTTTAGGTTCTGCTCTGCAGGTCTTAAGGGTTAATGCTGGTGCTACGGGGTTAGAGTTTGCAAGTGGGTCTAGCGGTGATGTAACGGGGCCAGCAAGTTCAACAGATAACAGAATTGTTAGGTTTGACGGAACGACGGGCAAGATCATCCAGAGTTCGTCTGCAAGCATTACAGACACTGGACAGGGTTCTTTTGTTGGCTACATGCAGGTTACGGCCAACACAGGCGCAGGGACTTCTGGTTACCTTGAGCTTCAGTCGAACGACGCGGGATCGGGAACGAAAACGCTTCGGATTCAGCCCTCTAACGCTGCGTCAACTTCAACCCAAACTTATGTGTTCCCGACCTCTTATGGAACAAACGGTCAGACGCTCAATACAGACGGAGCGGGGAATCTCTTCTGGGGTACGGCATCTGGAACAGGTGATGTCTACGGGCCTGTAGGTGCGACCAACAACCAGATAGCACTTTTTGATAGCACGACGGGTAAGTTAATCAAGGCAGCAACAACGACGGGTCTGTTAAAAGCCTCATCGGGTGTGATTGCTGCTGCTGTCTCAGGAACAGACTACGCACCTGCGACTTCAGGAAGCGGGATTCTTAAGGGCAACGGATCGGGTGGGTTCTCTACAGCGTCCTCTGGTACGGACTATGCTCCCGCGACCTCTGGGACTTCAATCCTAAAAGGTAGCGGTTCTGGTGGCTTTAGTAACGCTACAGCGGGAACAGATTATGTTCCGGTATCGGGAACTGGTGCAACAGGAACCTGGGGTATTTCGATCTCTGGTAACGCTGCAACGGCGACTTCTGCCACGAGCGCGACTTCTGCGACTTCTGCAACGACAGCGACCAATTTAGCAGGGGGTGCTGCTAACCGTGTTGCTTACCAATCGGGATCAGGCGCAACAACCTTTGCAACTGCTCCAACCACGGCAGACACTTATCTCAAGTGGGATGGCTCTGTATTCACTTGGGCTACGGTATCAGGTGCTGGTGACGTTGTAGGGCCAGCATCAGCCACAGATAACGCAGTTGCAAGGTTCGACGGGACAACCGGAAAACTTGTCCAAAACTCTGCTGTCACGATTGCAGACACGACGGGCGACATCACAGCAGGCAAGTTCAACGGTCTTACAGTCTCGACGACCACAGGAACGTTGACGCTTGCTAACGGTTCTACGCTTGCAACGTCGGGTGCTAACAGCGTCACGATCACAAGCACAGGGGCGACAAACGTTACGGTTCCGACCACAGGAACGTTAGCAACGCTTGCAGGCTCAGAGGCACTTACCAACAAGACTATCAACGGTTCTAGTAACACGATCACGAACGTCTCGTTGTCCACGGGCATCACAGGGACGCTAGGAACAACAAACGGCGGTACAGGTCTAACGACCATCGGAACGGCACTACAAGTTCTTCGTGTCAACGCTGGTGCTACTGCTTTGGAGTGGGGTACGGTCTCTGCAAGCCCTGGTGGTTCTAATACTCAAATTCAGTTCAACAACTCAAGTTCGTTTGGTGGTTCTGCAAACCTTACTTGGGATGGCACAAACGTCCAGATCGGGGCTACAGGAGCCTTACGGTTTGCGGACACGGATTCATCAAACTATGTAGCTTTCAAGGCTCCAGGGACGGTTTCTGCAAACGTAACGTGGACACTTCCGAGTGCTGATGGTACTAACGGACAGATCCTACAAACAAACGGTTCTGGTACGCTTTCATGGGTCACAAACACAGGTGGTTCTGGCATTACAACTGGCAAGGCAATAGCTATGTCGCTTATCTTCGGGTACTAAGGAGTTTCTCGTGGCAAATCCTAATTTAGTCAACGTCGCGGCGATCTACGGGAATACCTCGTCGTATCTCATATCATCGACGGCAGATCCTTTTGCTACCGCGCTTATCAACAACCCTGCTTCGTCAGGCAAAGTTTTTAAGATCAACTCGATAGTGGTGGCAAACGTAGACGGTTCTGCTGCCGCTGACATCACAATCAAACTTTTTAGCCAAGACGATCTAGGTGGCACAGGGACGCAGATAGCATCTACCATATCAGTTCCTGCGGACGCGACGTTAGTTGTGACGGATAAGTCCACATCGTTTTATCTGTTAGAAGATAAGTCAATAGGCGCAACGGCAGGGGCAGCTAATGATTTAGTTGTTACCTGTTCTTGGGAAGAAATGAACGCTTAAGGGGTTGCTATGCCAGTAGGTAACGGCGGGGTTATCGGCCCCGCAAACATTCCGACTACCTCTATAGCTAGAGGCGTGTGGTCTCTTAAAGAGGCTTTTTTAGCTCAAAAGCAAGGTATTTGGCCCGTCCCTACTTATGCCGACCCTTACTTTGAATACACCACCCTGCTGCTTCCAGGCAACGGAACCAACGGCGCACAGAATAATACCTTCTTAGATGCGTCTACTAATAACTTCACCATCACCCGCAACGGCAACACCACACAAGGTACGTTCTCACCTTTTAGTCAGACTGGGTGGAGCGGTTCTTTCAACACAAGTACAACGTACTTAACCGTTACAGACACTTCAAACCTACGTTTTGGTAGTTCAAATTTCACGATTGAAGCATTTGTTTATCGTGCTGCAAGCGGAGCAACACAAACAATTGCTAGCAAAGGAGCGTCTACACCAACAGGTTGGGTTTTCCAGATTAGTTCGGCAGACAAATTAGTCTTTACAGACACAAGCACAAGTATTACTGGAGCAACATCATTAGCAGCTAATACATGGTATTACGTTGCAGTTGTTCGTGCTGGAACAGGATCAAACCAAACCACGCTGTATGTCAATGCAGTATCAGATGCCACAGGAACGTCTGCGACTACATTTAGTCAAACAGACAACATGAAGATTGGTGCTGATCGTAGCAACACAAATTTTGCTAACGGTTATATCTCAAACTTAAGATTAAGTAATACAAACAGGACAATCTCAAGTACACCGACCTCTGCATTAACCGCAGATTCAAATACTATTTTCTTAGGTCTTTACAACAACAGATTCCAGTACACAGACAGCACTGCTGCATTTACAAATATGACTGTTACGGGGACTCCCTCCGTACAAGCCTTCTCTCCATTCAACCCCACTGCATCGTGGTCTGCTGCGACTTATGGTGGGTCAGGATATTTTGATGGTAGTGGGGATTATCTTAATGCTGGCAATCAAACGGCACTTCATTTAGGAGCCGGAGATTTTACGGTAGAGATGTGGCTTTGGAAAAACGCAAATACCAGTTATATGACTGCCTGCGGGGATTATATATCAGCAACAACAAACACATTTCAGATTCTTGCAGATGTTGGAGGGACAAAAATAGGTTGGTATGACGGTGCTAGTGGCGCATTTACAATAACCAGTTCCGCAGCAATTTTAATAAACACTTGGACTCACATTGCTTTTGTTCGTAGCGGTTCAACTCTTACTTTGTATATAAACGGTGTTTCTGACTCAACAGCAACATTAACCACAAACCTTAACGCTACCACATCTTTTTATGTTGGACATACACCTGAGTTATTCGCTGGGCGTTATTGGAATGGTTATATATCAAACTTGCGTCTTGTCAAAGGAACTGCTGTCTACACTGGAGCATTTACACCTCCTTCATTGCTGCCTATAACCAACGCTGGCTCAACATCAGCAGCATCCTACCCAAGCACAACCAACGTCAACACCAGTTTTGCATCTTCTGCCACATCCCTACTACTCAACTTCACCAACGCTGGTATCTACGATGCTACAAGTAAGAATGACTTGGAGACGCTAGATAACACGGTTAACGGTGTACGGATTAGCACTACTCAGTCTAAATTTGGTGGTAGCAGTATCTATTTTGACGGAACTGGGACTGACTATCTTTGGATACAGGCAGACCAACCTATTCAAAGATTTGGCACTGCTCCGTTCACAATTGAAATGTGGATTAGGCTTGCCGCTTTGGGATCGGCTAGAGGTCTGGTTGCCAAAGGAACATCAACCACGGGCTGGCTTGTTTCTTTGAATACTAGCAATCAAGTTGTGTTTACTTATGGGACAAGCACGATTACCTCCACAGGAACCATCTCGCAAAATGCGTGGACTTACATTGCTGTAGTCAGAGAAGGCACAAGCACTAATCAAACCAAGATTTACATTGGTGGTGTTAACGATGGAACCGGAACGGTTAGCACTGACTTTACGCAGACAAGTTCCATGTACATAGGCGCAAACCGGACAGGCGGTGATTTGTATAGTGGCTACATACAAGATGTCCGCATCACAAACGGATACGCTAGAACGGTTACAACTGTACCGACATCAGCCTTCCCAACACTGTGAGGCTAACCATGCAATATTGGACTAAATACGGAAGCGTACCAACTACCGAGCCAGACGGGACTGAAGGCTGGCAAGAGGTTCCACCACCACCGACAGAAATCCCTGAAGGTAAGAATCTTGTATGGCTAAACTGGGAATGGATCATCAGAGACCCTAAGCCACAAGACAGGGCAGGTTATCAGTGGAACTGGCAGCACGAGGGCAGGACTTGGGTAGAGAGTGCTTGGCAGACTATGCCGGAAACTTTGCCAGAATTGCCAGTTTTGGCAGAATTGACAACTAGCCAAGTTATTAACTTAACGACCTCTCAGCTATGACACCCGAACAGAAGTCAGACGTACTTGTTGAGGCTGCTAAAGCTGCTCCTCCTGTAGTAATTACAACGGCTGTGACCGTTGGTGGTCTGACTCTGAACGAATGGGTTGCTATTGCTACCCTGCTCTACATTGTGTTACAGTCCGGCTGGCTTGTCTGGAAATGGTTCCATGCCATAAAAGATAAGAAGAATGAAGCACAATCTTCCGATAGTTAAAGTAGTTTGGGAAGATGCCTGCCACGACACTCTGGGTTGGGGTGATAGCCCAGAGAAAGCCAAAGAGTTTCAGGTTCCGCTTGTTGTCTCAGTAGGGTTTTTGTTAGCAGAGACCGAGCAGGGCGTGAAAATTTGTCAGTCATTGACTGACGATGCAATTGCTCAGTCTTTGGTCATTCCTCGAAAGATGATCCAGAGCATCGAGCGAGGGGCTTGCAGGTGCGTAAAAAATCCGAAGATGAAGAGTTCATCAAAGTCTGGAAAGAGTTAGGCAGTCCATCACGCATTGCAGATCGTCTGGGTATTGCGGTTCGCAACGTCTACGAAAGGCGGCGGACGATCGAGAAAACCCACAATATCCTACTGCCAACCAAAGACGGTCGTTTCACCATACCTGAGAATCGCAGGCGAGCAACCCTAGAAATTGAAGGCTATGTGCTTGTCTTTAGCGACGCTCACTTCATGCCTGGAGAACCCTCTGTGGGCTTCCAAGCCCTCTTGAAACTCATCAAGACCCTAAAGCCAAAAGCGGTCATTGCAAACGGCGACATCCTTGATGGCGGGACTATCTCTAAGTACGGCGCAATGGACTGGGAGCCTGTCACAAACCTTCGTGACGAACTAGAGGCAGTCCAGTGGCATATGGATCAGATCGTCAAAGCGTGTAAAGGTCTAGGAACCTTCTTACATCGAACGACGGGCAACCATGACATCCGGTTCGACAAGCGATTAGCGGGCGCAGTTCCTGAGTTCAGAGGTATTGGTGGAACATGTCTTAAAGATCATATTCCTGAGTGGTCTGTAAGTTGGTCGGTGATGGTTAATAACCTTTGTATGATTAAGCACAGGCTCCAACACGGCGGTATCCACTCAGGATATAACAACACGTTGAAAGCGGGGATCTCTACGGTCTCAGGGCATACTCACCTCTTGGAGGTTAAGGGCTGGGGCGACTATCGAGGTAGAAGGTACGGAGTCTCTACGGGGATGCTGGCAGACCCTGGCGGAAACCAGTTTGCTTACCTTGAAGATAATCCTGTCCCATGGTGTTCAGGGTTTGCTGTCTTGTGTTTCAAGGATGGTTTACTCTTGCCTCCTGAACTCGTCGAGGTTATCGAGGGAACAGCGTATTTCCGAGGAGCGGCAGTTGGCTAACTTTGAACAAGCGTACGACAAGATGATGGAGGACGAGGGAGGTTACGTTCTCCACGAGGTTAAAGGAGACCGAGGCGGTCAGACCTATGCGGGTATTGCTCGCAAGATGCACCCAAAGTGGGAGGGCTGGCAGCATATTGACTACCAGGAAACGCCTCCAACACAGTTAGTCCGAGACTTTTACAGAGAGAACTTCTGGGACAAGATCAAGGGCGACGATTTAACGCATGACGTTATAGCCTCGTCGATCTTTAACTTTGCTGTTAACGCTGGCGTACCCGTATCCATCAAACTTGCCCAGATATGCGTCAAAACGGCCCCAGACGGCGTTATTGGCCCTAAGACCATATCAGCACTCAACCAAGCTAATCCAGAGCTATTTGTGGCTTATTACGCGCTAGCAAAGATTGCTCGTTATCGGGATATTGTGACGCGAGATAGAAGTCAGATGAAGTTCATGTTGGGTTGGATCAACAGGACGCTCAAGCTATGAACCTGTTAGGAATCTCTTCCATTGTTGATTCGGTTGGTAAGGTCATCGGAGACCTGCATACGTCCGATAAAGAACGCATGGAGCTTGAGTTAGAAGCCAAGCGTATCGACCAAGCGATAGACCTCGGTCAAATGGAGGTCAACAAGGTCGAGGCTGCCAATCAGAATATGTTCGTTGCTGGCTGGAGGCCTGCTATCGGTTGGGTTGGTGCTGGCGCGATGTTCTACCAGTTTCTTCTTTATCCGCTTTTAGTCTGGGCATGGACTTGGATGCAGGCAGAGCAGATCGTCCCGCAGGAGGTAAAGCCTCCTCCCATGTTGGATACCGACGCTTTGTGGGTTATTTTGAGCGGTATGTTGGGGATTGCTGGCATGAGGAGTTTTGAAAAGAGTCGCGGTGTTGCGCGGTAACTTCGTCTCGTACCATCTGGCCAATCTTCTGTCCGTGAATCTTGTCGATCTTCTCGATGATCGGAAGTCGTTTGCTTTTAGCTAACTTTAAGATCATCTTTGCCCAGCCTTGAACGACAAACGGCAACGCTTGGTTATACGCTGCCGTTATATCCTCTAGGTCTGACGACTTAACTTGTTTGATAAGGTTGATCCACGACATTCCTGATCGACCACTCCTTAAACGCTTTGTGCTTTGCCATTGTGTCTGGGCACTCGGTTGATGGAGGTATCCAGCCGTGTTCTCTCCAGATCTCCTCGACAAGCCTGAAGCGTTCTTTCCTCGTCTGAGTCTTGATTAAGTCTTGCCAACTCATAGTAAGCCTTTCGGGAACGGATAGACTGCATCAGCGTGAGGAGTCCCAGGCCTCGGTGCATTGAAAAACCTCCTTTTGTCTAGTTCTGTAGGTTTCCAGAATGTTTCCGGAGCCTCAGACTTGATGATGTGAATGATTCTCTCAAGCACCGGAGAATCGTCGGAAATGTTTGCAGGTCTTTTTGCAAACGCCTTTTTTAGCATGGTTTGGTGGTGTACGCTTAACATTAGAACGGTACCTCGTCATCGTTAGTCTTAGCGGGTCTAGTTTCCCCGTCTTTCTGCTGAAACTTCAAGCCTAAATACTTTCCGTCGGAACCCTCGTTGATCCAGCCAGAGATCCAGTATTCGACCCCGTTAATCATTGTTGAACCTCGATAGTCTGGGTGCACATCCTTTTCCTTCTTCTTGTTCTTGCTGATACTTCCCGTTAGTTCTTTTGGCATAGCTTTTCTTCCATTTGAGTAACTTCGTTGAGAAAGGCAACCAGATCAGCCTCGATCTTGGTTAGCTCTTCCGGTTTTGGCTCGTAACGTACGATGAATAACTGTAGATGTTCAGGAAGCCTTGGGTCGAACGAAACAAAGTCGCACCAAGTCCTACCTGTCACGAGCATTTGAGTAAGCATTTGTGGCTTGTATTTAGTGGGAACCTCCTTAGAAAGTAAGTAATCAACATGAGTGTTTGAGTTAGGGCACTTGATCTCGATCAACCCTGAGCCTGCAAACCCATCAGGAGACGCTCCAAGCCACTTTATCGACTTGTGAGTATGAAACCCTGTCTGCTCGACGAAATGCCCTGTGTGAACCTCGTAGGCTGCTCTGGCGACAGGTTCTTGCTCTGTACCCCATTGCATAGCTGCGTTCGTGAATGAATCGCTTTGCAGGCCCGTCAGACGCTCTGTAACGAGTTGAATCTGATAGTTCCTGCGTGTAGCCGTTCCTGCCTTTGCAAGCGCGTCTGAGGCTCTGCTAGCGGTTAGGTGGCCTAACCTTGCCTTGTACCAATCGTCAGATCTTTGTTCCATTTTGCACCTTTAGCCATCCTCGTTCGATCATTGTTTGCATCGTGTTTATGTACGCTTGGTTCCAGAAGTCTCGACGTTCCTCACGAGACATATCTTTCCCCTGATCTAAGTATGTATGACACTTGAAACACAGGGATGCTACTAAAGCATCAGATACCTTGATGCCCATGCCTTTGCCTTGGTTTCGGTGGGCAGCGACGACAGTCCCATCCTCTGCAAAGCATGACCCGCAAGGGATGTATCTACAGGCCTCAAGCAATTTTTTGTTTATGTACATTTATCTTCCTTAGATCGAGTTCAGCGTCTTTCATCTCATCCGTCCAGACCAAGCCCTTCTCTAGCGCGTACTGTAAAAGTTGCTCCACCATGTCCGAGAACTCAGATACCGTAAGCGAAGCAGTGGAAGGCTCGATCTCTTTTACCTGACCACCAGGGAGTTCAACGACCCTTGATGGCAGAAACCTCGTCTTAGCCCACTCGTGCCAGATGTCCTGGGTGTACTGCTGGCCCATTAACTGTTCCGCGCAGGCTGTCAGGATCGACCAATAAAACCGATTCTGGGCGGCTGTACGAGGAGGTTTGGAGATAGTTACCATGTAGCCTAGTTCAGTGGCTTCTATGGCCTCTATGACCCTCCTGCGGTCATTCTCAGTTGTTAGGATTGATCTCATTTCTCAGATACCAGTTGTAGTTTGCTCGGAAGGCTCGTCTCTCAAAGTCAGTAAACTTATCGTGACGATCCGAGAACATAGCCTCAACCATGCGCCTCTTGAATTGTTTACCGTCAACGTCAAGCCACATCAGATAATTGTCAAGCCCTGACTCGTGTAGGTCTCCGAATAGAAACCGCATGGCCGTAATCGTGTCGTCTTGCGGACGGGTTTTGTAGGGTGCTTTGCAAGCATCATCGACTGCTAGTTGGATGACAGACCAGAGCAGTTTCTTGCAACGCTCGGTCTGGATTGAATCCAGCAGTCCTTCTTCAAATGTTGTTAGGTTCATTTTCGTTTGTAGTAGTAAGCCCAGGCTTGCCTGTAGAGTTTTTCTTTCGTAACCAACTTGCGAGCCTCTAGTGCGCGAATCATCTTCAAGGCGTTCTGCGGTGTGCAACCAAACTTGTTTGCCAGATCGTTAAGCGACATCCAATCATCGAGTGCTGCCAAGTAAGTCTTTTGTGTCGGTGTAAGCGGTTTAGACTTGTTAAGCATCAACCGGCCAAACTTTTCTACCGACTTCAAGAACTCACCTCGGTGAGAGATGAGCACCCCTGATCGTTTAGCGGCATCAAGAATCTGACTCATTTGATTTCCGTAAGCTCTTTTTTGCGCTGCTCCTTGGCTGCGTCCAGTTGCTTGATAGCTTCAGGATTGTTCTTCAGTGCTTTGTAAGCTGTCGTGAAGGCTTGCTTTAGATCTTCCATATTTTCAGCCTCGCTCACAATCTTAAGGTGGTCTGTCGGATCTTCCTTAGCTTCTTCTGGCAGATCTTCTCCGGCATAGATGTAGAGCCCGATACCGTGAAGGCTGATAGCCTTAGCTAAACACCGTTGCATGGCCGTGTTGACCTGGAAAGCGTCAGGCTCAGAGATTGCTTTGTTGCGGTGATCCATGACCGGCAGTTGTGCAGTGCGGGATACTCCGAAGGCTTTGACTTCACAAAACACCATCACTGTTTCATTCCACGTCTGATGGGGTTTGTACTCCCATGTTGCGTTAGGATCGTGTTGCAACAATGTATCTACAGCCCAAGCCCAGGATAGGTAAGAAAGGCCATTTTTCTTCTCGACCTTCTCGGTTACGTTGATCTTTCTAAGTTCGTTGAATTTCATGTTTGGCTCCGTTACTTTATGAACAGGAAGAGCAGCGTTCCGTAGAATATTCCCAATAGCGTGCATAAGATCCAATCACTCCTCGTCGGTTTCCATTTCTCCAAGTTCAAACTCCTGTTGTTCCAGCTGTTGTTGGTGCTCACGTTCTCTCTCCCTGTCGTATTCCCAAAGTTGACGATCTAGCCACCAGTCATAGTTCATTGTTGCTTTCCTTCACATAGATAACGCAAAACTCTTTATGGCTATCGTGATCGAAAACAACGACCATGTTTCGAGGCAGGTTGTAGTTGTCATAGAAGTGTTCCTTGATGAGTTCACCTAGTTGCTGTTTTGTAAGTACGATCTTCATGTTGCTCTCCTGGTAGGGGCCGGAGCCCCAGGTTATTAGTAAGAAACTGTGAAGCCTTCAGCTTCGAGCTTTGCTGCAAACTCTGGTGCAGCAGACTTGCGAACTTCGCAGGAAACGCCGCCGCAAATGCGGTCTTTGGCGTTTGTGTTGTTAGCCACGAAAGTAACCGTGGTTGCTGAGAAATCGAAGGGAAGAACTTGGAAGTCGCTCATTTGAATCTCCTTTGAAGAGCGGGTTAATAAGTTCGTTTGCATGGGTGTATATTGACCGAATAAAACCTTTAAGACTGTCGCCGTAATGACAATCTCTGCCACTGACACCAAGAAAAAACGCCGTTCGTCGGTTAGTCCTACTCAGAGGTCTCTAGCTTTACTAAGAGAACGAGGTTATTTGTGCCAGATCGTCGAGCACTGGAACCCGTGGGCCAGAATCAGGCAGGACTTGTTCGGGATCGGCGACATTCTTTGTCTCAAGGACGAAGAGACGCTCCTGGTACAGACGACCTCGAGAGGTAACGTATCAGCAAGGGTCAAGAAGATTTCAGAGTGCGAGCACTTACCGGCTATCTTGAGGGCGGGTTGGAAGATCGAGGTTCACGGATGGGGTAAGCTAAAAGAGGGCTGGACTTGCAAGGTTATTGAAATTTGATTTAGACTCTTATTTGTTTCACCGCATTGGCTAGGGTAGCTCCCGAAAAGCAGACTCATCACCTGCCTGCCAATTGCTTTTTCAGTGATGACAACCTTTGATGAAAGGTGACAATGCACTACTACCAACACCACATCGGTGACTTCATTAAGGACACCTCGTTCTTAACCAACGAAGAAGTTGGCATCTACATGAAGTTACTTTGGCTTTACTACGACACAGAAAAGCCGCTTCCAAACTCACTGCATGAACTTTCAATGAAGGTCAATGGCCGAGACAAAGAGCAGGCCATATCTGGACTTCTTAGCATGTTCTTCACGCTAGAGGAAGGAAGTTGGCATCACAAGCGTTGTGACAGGGAGATAGCTCACTATCACCAGCAACTTGAGTCGGCTTCAAAGGCTGGAAAAGCATCAGCCGCTAAACGAGCGTTGAACAAGCGTTCAACGGACGTTCAACAGCCGTTCAACGACCGTTCAACGACCGTGCAACCAACCAACAACCAACAACCAACAACCAATAACCAACAACCAAATATAAAGCAACGCTCGGCAAGCTCGCTTCGTCCTAGTGACGTTAGTGAATCTGTTTGGGATGACTTTCTTGCTATCAGGAAGGCTAAGAAGTCACCGCTTACCGAAACTGCGCTGAAAGGTATTAGGCGAGAGGCTGGACTTGCAAACCTAACGCTTGAGAAGGCTTTGCAAATGTGCTGCGCTAGGGGTTGGCAAGGATTCAAGGCTGACTGGGTTACAGACGATCTTAAGAAGGAAGATCATTACAAGCAGTCCTTAGACATTATCTTTGGCAGAAACAGGCATGAGAAGGACATCACGCCTAACAATCTACTGGAGGGCTAAGGAATGGACATACAAGTTATTGAGGCGATCTTCAAAAAACTTTCCATGACCTACGGAAAGGCTTTTCTCGACCAGTATCGAGATATGAACATCCAAGAGGTTATGGAGAACTGGGCACACGAATTGTCTGGATTCTCTACAAGCCCTCATGCCGTGGCCTACGCGGTGGAGTGCTTGCCAGCAGATAAGCCTCCTAACGTGTTGCAGTTTCGGTCTTTGTGCAGGCAGGCTCCGCCTCCGTTTTATCAGCGACTAGAAATGACGATAGATAAGACTAAAGGACTAGAGCAGGTTGCAAAACTCAAGCAAATAATTAGACCTCGCAATTTAGAAGGGGAATTTTGATGACAGACAAAGAAAAAGCCTACGCACTGCTAAGAAAGCTAGCAGACGAAACAACGTATGTGATGGTGCATCCCAACGAGCTAAGGATTCTTTTAGACGATCTTGACTATATGAGGCTTAGGGTACGGATTGCTAGAGAAGAACTTAGCGATGCTTGGCAGCTTTACAAAGGGGATATGGCATGAGCGAGAACAAAACAGCAAAGACACCGACAGACGACGGACATGTAGCGCATGTTTACCTGTTTGATAAAACGGGTAGGCCGATGGTCGCATGGGACAACGCTAAAGATATAAAGCTAGGTGACAAACTTTATGCTGCACCAAAACAATGGGTTGGTCTGACCGCAGATGAAATCTGGGAATGCAACAAAGCAAAGAGTGGCAGTTTGGAGTTTCACATTTGCTATGCACATCAGAACGTGTTGGATTTTGCGGAAGCTATCGAAGCCAAGCTAAAGGAGAAGAACACATGA